GGTCGGTCAGTCGCCCCTGCCGGGAATGACCTGTTCGGCGGCAAGATACGGTGGCGCGGATGACCGCCGCGGTCTGGGATCCGGTCAAACTCACGGTGCGCTGGTGGAAGGGACGTCTGCCGCGCGCCGGGGACGGCCTCGAGACCAGCACCGGGCGCAGGTACCTGATCCTCAAGGTGGTGCGGCGCAAAAACGACGGCTACCGCAGACCCGCATGCCGCATCGCCGTGCTGGAGTGCCTGGTCCTGCCAAAGGGTGAACCCATCTCCGGGCGCGTCTTCGACTGGCAATGGGCGCAGCGGACCCGGGCCAGAACCGGGGATACGATCTGGCGCAGGCCGGTCGTGATTCCGCGCTTGCGCTGAGTCCAATCGCTGTGGCACATTGAGGCCTGCCCGGAGCAGCACCTTTTCCTTAGCGGGCACTTCGCACCCTCGGGCGACATCTCCTCCCTGTGTCGCCCGAGGACCTTCTTTTCACTGGCGCGGGGATGGTGCTGGTCCAAGGACGGTCTCATAAGCCGGCCGAACGCGGGTTCGATTCCCGCCCCCGCTACCACGCCTCTTGATTGATTTCCATGAATCTGCGCCGCATAATCGCGCGGCAACGGGACCCTAAATTAGCCGGGAGACAGTTGCACCCATGCCGGTCAGGCCTTCCAAGCCAGGTGAGCGCCGCGGCGGCAGGCAAAAGGGCACGACGAACAAACTCACGTCCACCCTGCGCCTTGCCTTCGAGCAGACCTTCCTCCAGCTGCAGGAACTCAAACTGCGGCGCGACAAGTCAGGCAACATCGTCGCGGCCAAGGGCAAGGAACCGAAGGCCGTCGCGTTGTACGACTGGGCGCTCGAGAATCCGGGTGAGTTCTATCGCATCGCGGCGCGGCTCATTCCGCAGGAGCACAGCGGCGTCGGGGGAGGGCCGATTCCGGTCGGAGTCACCGGCACCGTCGCGCTATATCTCCCCGACAACGGGCGCGGGGTGAAGCATCGCAAGAACGGCGGCAACGGGAACGGGCAAGGGTAAAGTGGGCGCCCCGGAGCGCGCGCTTCACGAGCTCAGGCCTCAGGCGCGGCAGGAGATCTTCCTGTCCTCGCAAGCAGACATCGCGATCTACGGCGGGTCGGCCTTCTCCGGCAAGACCTTCTCGATGCTGCTCGATCCGCTGCGCTACAAGGACATGCCGAATATGTCGGCGACGTTCTTCCGGCGCACGATGAAGCAGGCCGACAACCCCGGAGGCCTCTGGGACGAGAGTTGCTCCCTCTACGCGCCGTTCGGGTGCACGAGTTTCGTCGGGCCGCATGAGCATCGGTTCATGGCAGGCATGACGGTGACCTTGGCCGGGATGGAGATGGCGCAGGATCGATTCGCGTGGGACGGCGCCCAGATCCCGCTGCTGTACTGGGACCAACTCGAGCACTTCGAGGCCATTCAGTTCTGGTACATGCTGAGCCGCAACCGGGATCCGAGCGGGCGCGTCCGGCCCTACACCAGGGCGACGTGCAACCCGGACCCGGACAGCTGGCTCGCGAAACTGATCGAGTGGTGGATCGATCAGGACAAGACTCTGCCAGACGGGTCGCCGAACCCTCGCTACGGCTACGCGATCCCGGAGCGTGCCGGGGTCATCCGCTGGTTCGTGCGACTCTCGGACGACTCGCTGGCCTGGGGCGACACTCGCGAGGAGCTCATGCTCATGGGTCACGGCAACCCGGACCTGCCGATCGACCATCCGGAACAACCGTGGATGTCGCTCACCTACATCTACGCCACGATCTATGACAACCCCATCGGCATGGAGCGCGACCCCGGCTACCTGGCGAAGCTGCGCAACATGCAACGGGTCGAGCGCGAGCGCCTGCTCGGGGACCCGAAACTGGGTGGGAACTGGAAGATCCGCGCGGCGGCCGGGCTGATGTTCAAGCGGGAGTGGTGCACACCGCTTCCTGCGGTGCCTGCCGATCTCGAGGCCGTCGTGCGGTACTGGGACTTGGCGGCGACGAAGAAGACCGAGAACATGAAGACCGACCCCGCCTGGACGGTCGGCGTCAAACTGGGGCGCTACCGCCGCACCGACAGCACGAAGCCGGCCCGGTTCGTGATCCTCGATGTGCGCAGGATGCAGGAGAGCGCGGCCCAGGTCCGCAGGGCCTTCAAGAACACCGCGACCGCCGATGGCCAAGAGGTGCGCATCGGCATCCCTCAGGATCCGGGCCAGGCCGGAAAGGATCAGGCGCAGGAGCTCGTGGGCCTGCTGCCGGGGTTCGATGTGCGCACGGCGCAGGAGACCGGGGACAAGGTGACCCGCTTCAGCCCGTTCAGTGCCCAGGCGGAGGTCGGGAATGTAGACTACGTCCTCGATGCAGTGCCTGAGGAGTACCTGGCCTCGCTGGAGAACTTTCCGGACGGCAAGATCAAGGACGATGCTGATGCCACGGCAGGAGCGTTTCGCGAACTCTGCGAGATGGGAGGACCGGTGGATTTGGCGCACGGGACCGAGGTGTCGGACATGACCTCGGTCGATGACACCGACTCACCGTGGGGGATGCACTGATGGCCAAAGGACGGATGAAGCGAACGGCGCGCCGCGGCGCGGTGAAGAAGATCTCGAGCAGAGGTGTGGCAGTCAAGAACAACGACCTCGCGCTGCAGCCGGATCCGACGCTGGGCAGTGCGATAACTGGACTCACGGGCCCGGTCGGCGGCGACAAAGTCCTTGAGGCCACGGCATCGGACTGGCTCAACGCACGAGCTCTGGTCGATCCGTCGCAACTGATCGCGGGGCGCTACTTCTACCCGTACAACCCGTCGGTTCTGGTCACCCGCAAGGGGTTGTCGATCTACGACCAGATGAAGCTCGACGAGCAGATCAAGGTCTGCCTCTCGTTCGTCAAGAACACGGTGCTCGCCGCAGGCTGGGAGGTAGTCTCCCCGGGCGACCAAGAGAAAGACTGGGAGGTCACCGAGTTCGTGCGGAACCAGTTCACGCACATGCCGGGCGGGGCCGACCAGGCCATCCGCAAGATCCTGTTCGCCATCGACTACGGCTACTCCGTCACCGAGAAGGTCTACGGCGACGTCGAGTGGGCGCCGGGAATGAAGGCCATCACCGACTTCATCTCGATCAAGCCGCACTACATCGACCTGCAGCAGGATCGGCACGGCAAGGTGCTTGCGCTGCTGCAGCGCTACGCGCCGGGGCAGGGATCCGGACTCTCGGTGCCGGGCCAGCAGACTGCGATGGGGCTGCCCGGGATGCCGCCGGCGAAGTTCGTGCTGTACACCCACGACATCGAGTTCGAGAACCACTACGGCAAGTCCGCGCTCGAGGCCGCGTACCGCGCGTGGTGGACGAAGGACAACGCCTACAAGTGGCTCGCCATCATGCTGGAGCGCTTCGGCATGCCGCCGCTGTTCCTGTTCTACGACCCGAACAAGATCCAAGGCCCGGACCTGACCAGGCTGAAGTCGGTGGTGAAGTCGATCCAGAACGCCACGATGGGACTGCTACCGAGGCCGAACAAGGACACGCTCGAGTTCTGGACGACGCAGCTTGCCTCGCAATCCAAGGACGTCTTCATCAGTTCGATCAGCCACTTCGACGCCGACATCTCGAAGGCGCTGCTGATGCCGTCCTTGATTGGGGCCACGGGCGATGAGCAACTCGGCGGCGGCAAGGGTTCCTATGCCCGCGCGAATGTGCACTTCAAGAACTTCCTCAACGTCGTCCGCGCGATGCAGCGTAGCCTATGCGACCGCGCGATCAACCCGCAGCTGGTGAAGCAGGTCTGCGACATGAACTTCTCCGGGCTGAAGTCGTACCCTGAGTTCAAGTTCCTCGACCCGGACGATGAGACCGAGACCGCGATCTTCGAGCTCTGGGCGAAACTGGTCGATGGCCAGGTCGTGAACCGCATCGCCGATGATGAGCAGCACATCCGCAAGGGCCTCGGGTTCCCGGCCAACGACGACCCAACCATCGAGCCGCTGCGCCCGAAGGCCGCGCCCGGGGCTGGAGGTGCCGGCGGAGCGGTGCCAGGCGGTCCAGAGCCCGGGATGGGCGGTGCCGAGCCGGCCGACGGTCCTCAGGCCATCCCGGACGCGAAACTGTCCGATGAGATGCGCGCCTTCGCTGCGGACAACGACGGGGTCTGGATCGACGTCGCTGGGCACCCGATGTGCTTCAGGCGCAGCGCGCTGAGGATGGCGGCGTGACCGCAGCGGGGTTCATCGCCAAGCTGCAACTGGCCGAGCCGCTGGCCATGGCCGATGAGCTCGGGGTCGTCACGGCGAGCCGCGAGTTCGACGCCGGGGGTGGCTGCATCTGGCGCACGATCAACGGCGTGCACGTCTGCGTCACGGAGTCGGTGCCTGCCTACTTCGGCACGGCCGAGGAGGCGATCTCAGAGATCAAGCAGAAGGGCATCACGCACCGGGTGCTGCTGACGACCTCGAGGCATGTCGCTGAGGCCAAGGCGCGCCGGGCCGCCATGGGTACGCTCTCAGCCAAACCCATCGTCGCCGAGGTCAGGGTGCCGACCGCAGAGGTCCAAGGCCTGCGCCCAGGCGCGGCGATCGACAAGAAGTTCTCCTACGCGCGTGAGTCGGTGCCGAAGGACTGGATCGTTGACGTCCACCAGTTGGGCGCAGCTGGCGCGTTCAAGGAGGGCGATACCTACTTCATCCCGATCATCGCCGCGAACCCCAGCAAACAGCACGTCTCGCTGTACGCAGCGCGCGACTTCATGGACCTCAAGCGCCGGCTCGAGGCGCTCGATGCCAGAGGCGTCGAGGCCATGCGCGCCGTGATGACCGAGATGCGCGACTTCCTGGTGGGCAAGGTCAGGACCGGAGATCTGTCCAAGATCGTGCGCACGCTGGGTTTCTCTGGGCGCGTCAAGGCCGATCTGCGGCGCGCCGTGCGTGAGCTCCTTCAGCGGGCATGGGACGCCGGGACGAAGGACGTCAGGCGCGAGGTCCGGGCCGGCAAGGCAGAGGTGCGCAAGCACGCCGATCCTGAACCGTTCACGCCACGGGCCGCGATGAAGTGGCTCGATGACAAGGCCTTCTGGGTGAGCGGTGTCTCCAGCGACCGGGCCATCGCCGACGCCAAGGCTGTGATCCTGAACGGGCTGAAGACCGGCAAGTCGAATCAGGAGATGATGGACGCGGTGCGCGACGTCTTCGTGCAGTACCTGGGCGAGCCCGGGGTCATCCGGGACGGCGAGCAACTGAAACCGTACCGCCTCGAGACCATCGTGCGCACCAACGTCACCGACGCCTACAACCACGGGCGCCTCACGGAGATGCTGTCGCCGGAATACTCCGACGCCATCGCCGCGGTGCGGTATTCGGCGATTCTCGATGAGCGCACGACCGAGGTCTGCCGGTACCTCAACGGGTTCCTGTTCAAGCCGGGCAGCGCCGATCTGGTCGATCTGACACCGCCGAACCACTTCAACTGTCGCTCGATCATCGTGCCGGTGGTCTACGGCGAGCCGATGAATGAGAACGACTTCATCGGGCCGATGCAGGTCGGGTTCGCCAAGGGCCTGGCGGATCAGAAGTTCCTCACGGAGGCCCGTGGGGCATGGAAGGCCTACTCTGAGAGACAGGAGGACGCATGAGGACGGTTCTCGGGTTCATCATCTTCTTCCTCGGCATGGTGGCCGGGGCGGGCGGCATCACGCTTTACTTCAAGGACCGCGCGCTTCTGCCTGCGGGCAGAATCTACGACTACGCGATGAAGCCGAACTTCAGGACGGCGATTGCGGTGGCCGCTATCCTGGCGTTCGTGTTCATCATCGCCCTGGCCGGAGGGCAGTGAGGCCGGGTGAGCGCATGGCCGAAATCGCAGAGTTCATCGAGGGCGCCGCAGTCTCGGTCGCTCTGGGCCATGTGACGATAGACGAGGCCGTGCGGTCGGTGAAGGCCGACGGGTACAGCGGCAGCGAAAAGGCGTTGCGGGAGCGGCTCGCGGTCCGCATCGCCGAACTGAACAGCGAGCTCGACTGAGGAGGAGAACATGAAGGAACTACTGGAGCGCCTCGGTGCGGCGCTGAACAAGCTGCGGGAACGCATCGACCCGCACGCTGCAGCCCATGAGATGCACGTCATCGAGTCTGCGGCGCACGATCTCTACGAGCGGATCCTCGGCGACATGCACTCCGAGATCGAGACGCTGCGCTCGAGGGTGGCCGACCTGGAGAAACTCCTCCGGCCTGAGAACTCGAACACGCCGATCAACATCATCGGGCCCGGGGATGTGGTGAAGGGAACCAGCGCTGCCGATCACCCGGACGCGGTGAAGCAGACGCAGACAGCGGATCCCGGCGTGATCGGTTGATGTTCGCGATCGAGATCCCGATCGGGTCCGAGACGCAACTCGGCGCGCCGAAGCAGCCCTTGGCGTTCTACACCGGCATGCAACGGCTCGAGCCTGAGCTCGTGCTGCCGGAAGTGCGCCCAGCGAAGGAGGCGGAATGGGACAAGGCATAGACCTCGCGAAAGAGGACAACCCCGAGCACGCCGAGGCGATGGAGAACTTCAGGGACCAGTTGATCATCGTCCTCCTGAAACGTCTCGGGGCCGACAAGGCACCGCTTGAGATCCCGGTGGCCGAGACGGATGACACCGGCCAGGATCTGTGCCTCATGGCGATCCGCGACGGGAACTTCGTGTTCAACATAAGGAAGAAGACATGACCAGGTGCACCGTGCGCGGGGCCGTGCCGGAGAACCCTGAGGACGCCCCTGTCCCGACCAATGCCAAGCTGCCAGACGGTCAGCATGCCGACCACTGGGTTCTGTGCGCTGAGGAGCGCGCAAAAGGGTTCGTCAGGCCGCTTCGGCAGTCATACGTCCACGTCGGGCCTCCGCCACCTGAGTTTCCCTTGCGCGAACTCACGCAGCAGGAACTCGAGCGTTACGCTGACGTCGGCTACGTCAAGTTCGAGACCTACCCGCCAGAAGCAGGAAGGGCCGCGAGCGGGA